ATAATTCAACTGAAGATAATAAGTATTGGAAGGCAACACTAGATAAGGCTGGAAATGGTTCAGCGATTATTCGATTTCTGCCAGCACCAAAGGGTGAAAATGCTCCATTCGTTAAGTATTGGGATCACGCATTTAAAGGTCCAGGCGGCTGGTATATCGAAAGATCTTTAACTACCTTAGGCGCAAAAGACCCGGTGGCTGAATCAAATGGAAAGTTGTGGAATGCCACTTCTGATGATAATTCTCCAGAAAGGCGCACGGTGAGAGAGCGTAAGCGAAGACTACACTATGTATCTAATGTTCTCGTAATCAACGACCCTGCGAAACCTGAGAACAATGGACAGGTGTTCCTATTCAAGTACGGCATTAAGATATTCGAGAAGGTTAGCTCACTAATCTTACCGCCACAAACTGGATTAAAGCCAAAAAAGCCAACAGATCCATTTGACTTTTGGAGTGGCAGAAACTTTGTTCTTGACATAAGAAAGGTTTCTGGTTATGCTAATTTTGATACTTGTGAATGGGATGAACCTTCGGAAGTTATTGACAATGGTTCAGATTCAGACTATGATGAATTATGGTCTAGATGTCATAGTTTACAAGCTATCGTTGCTCCAGATCAATTCAAGACCTATGAGGAACTTGAAGCAAGATTCTTGAGAGTGACTGGTTCTGATGGTAAGAGAGCACCGGAAAATGCTGTCATACCAAATAAACCTGTAGCGCCTGTCTTTACTGAAGAAGATGAGGATGATTCGCCAAGTCCATTTGCTTCCACGACTGATGAAAGTGATGAATTTGAATTTCTGAATCAATTGATGAGTAAAGTTGACGGCGTTTAACTATACTGATGTGTGGGTGGTAACACCACCCACATTAATATGATGGAGAAAAAAATGAAAAAAGATCGTTTGTTTTGGTACTTTGTATTTTCGTTTCCTGTCTTTGTTTCAATTGCCTTAACTGTTCTGGTCCTTGTAATCTTCTCGTCACCTAAAAAGACTGAACCAAACGATCAAAAGTTGTTTGAGTTTGGTAATCCAGAATTCAAGCAAAACTATGCATCGCACAGAGTGTGGGGCAAATATGAATCTAGCGAGAAGGGAATCAGAAGAACGAATAGTTCTTTGTCTGTATGTTGCAATTCACGAGTATACTGTAGCGTTGAATTTCTAAAAAAGATTGATGGTATGTATATGTACAAACTACACATATCAGGAAACTTCAATAATATATCAAAAACAATGAGTTGTGTCAGAGATATTGATTCCACCTTTTAGGAAACGGAACTTAATAATGCCTTTTTCTGCAATTCATAAAAATATGGTTCTTCTGGTCTAGGTTTAATGTTACCTCTTGGTGGTGTCGAAGCACCACCATTTCCCCCTACACTCGACATATTATTCATAATAACTGGCGACGATTGTGCGGTTCTTGCATTCATGGAGGTTTGTAATCCTGCATTCTGAGCAGAATTGCTTGCAAGTGCTCGTGACATAGAGGGTACCGATGGTTGAACGGACATATTTTGAACAGATGGTGAAACACTCATTTGACCAATTTGATATTTTTGCCTGTAAGCCTCGGCGGAAGAACTGCCTGCAACGTTAGATAATCTTTGAAGTGCCTGTGCAGGTGTTGCTACTCCTCTAAAATTAGCAGGATTTAAGGCCATATCTCTAGTCAATTGCAGAGGCGCATTCGGATTTGCTCCATATTGTCTCAATAATGACTTAGCTCCTCCTGCACCTAAGTTATGTGCAAGATATGCGGCCGTTGCTTCGTCTGTAAATCCGCTTTCCTTCATTACAGCTTGCATAGATTTCAAATTATCTTTATATAATGCGGCTGCCATTTCCGCATTTTTCACAGGGTCCATTCTTATTTCATTTAAATCTCCACCGAATCCTAATTTTTCTGCATACTGTCTTCCAGTTCCTTTTGTAAACTGAAACAGTCCCATAGCACCGGTTGGACTGACCGCACTAGGGTTAAATCCAGATTCGTGTCCCGCCATTGCAATAAAGGCCGCAGGATCTATTCCGTGTTTTTCGGCAACGCCGGTTAGCATTGCTTGCATCTCAGGCTCAAGTTTGCCTTTTGTCTTTGGTGCCGGTATCGGCGCAGGAGGTATCATACCGGCAACACCGCCTGATGTTCTGATACTACTACGACGATTCATTACATTAGATCTTGGCATGGGGGCCGGTTGTGGTGCAGGCATTACGTTCGTAGCAGATTCGGATGATACACTAATACCATCGCCTTCTTGTGATACATCCCTTGCCGCCAATGCAAGATCTATTCCTACAGATGCTGCGGTTCCAAGACCAGGTATGGTGCTGGCCGCACCGGATGCTATTTCCATTCCGGCTCCAGTCCAGTCGCCCTCAAAGGCTCTTTGTATTGCAAACAGTCCGCCGGCTATGGCACCCGCTATTGGTATTTTTTTCAATGCAGATTTACCAACATTTTTACCAATAACTTTTGGTGCTATTTTTTCAAACGCAGATTTTGCAGACTTTGATATAATTTTTCCAGCACCAGTTTTTGCTATACCTTTTGTGATAGCACTTGTTGCAACCTTTGCGACACTACTTACCGATTTAGCGGCCTTTGTAGCCACCTTTGCGATTGATTTTACGACCTTCCCACCAGCCAAACCCCCAACTATTGATGTTATAGCTGAAATGATTTTTTTAATAGATTTTGGAAATAAAGCTAATGCCGCAGTTGCTGAACCCATTCCAAATATAAAATCTTTTATTTTACCAAAAAATGATTGACTTTGTTCTTGAATTTTATCAGTTTGATCTTCTTTATTTTTAATTTTTTCTTTAAATGCGGAACCTTCTGGTTTTGTACCAGCTTCTCTTTGATCATATAGAAAATCTAAGTATTCTCTTTGTAAGTTATTTGAAATTTGTAGTTGTTTTACAATTTGTTTACCAGTCTCGGTATCTGCTTGTGCTCCATATGCACCCGCTGCATTAACATCGGCAAATACAGGAGGCTTCATTCTTTGTAGATTTACGTCATTTTGATTTTCTGTCCATTCTCTATATTTTTCTCTTCTTTCGTTTGAGCCTTGTTTTGCCTCCTTATACACTCCGTAGCCGGCGGCCGCCAATGCCATTAATTTTTGAGTATTTGGTCCAAAAGATGCAAGTCCTAGTGCAAATGCAGGTGAAATGGCCTTTAGTGCGCCTCCCATACCTGCTAAGGTTAATTGACCATACGGATTTTTTTGAGATTTTAAATTATTATTTTTAGCTTGATTTCTTTCTGACATCAAATGGGGCAATACTGTTGATGTGGAGGTTTCGGCATTCTCCTCTCCTTCTACAGTCCACTTGTTTTTGTCAGATCTCTTTAATTCGATGGTTTTGGGTCCATCGTGAGTTTGTGCTTTGTAAATTATCGGTGATAAAGAGCCTTCCATCTTAGTGCCTTACTTATTCTTTGAATTTGAATTCCATTTTTTCTCAAATGCAGAGAATCCTACGTATCCACCGACCACAGATGCCATAACGAAATAAAACCAAGTTATAACTTCTCCTAAAATTTTCAATCTCGATTCGGGCACGACAAAAAGTGCCCAATAAGTTACAAGCATAATAGAAAATAAAGAAAAATATGCCATTCTTCTTCTATTTCTCCACGTATCACTAATTTCTACAGAGCGTTCATCAATTTTTGTATCCGTTTTATGTTCGACATCTTCCTCGAATCTAGGCGCACCCCCTAATGCCACTATTTCTTTATTGTGTGGTTTATTGGGTTTAAGTCCTTGTCTTTCTATTGCAGATGCAACCAAACCTTTATTTTTTGTTTTAGTGGCTTTATCTTTCATAGAATTTTATTTCATAGCTTTCTTTATTCTTTCATTTTCTTGTTCTATCCAATCATTTAATAATGCAATGTAGATTTCTCTTTCTAAGGGAATCATTTCTTCGATTTCTCTTAATGAGTATTTATGATGCTGAATCATGGAAAAATTATTTTGGTAATGAGAAAATAGTGACTCATGACCCAGCATTATTCTAAAAAAGATTCTATACCTCTCATTTCATAGTTTCTTTTGGTTTGACAGGAAGAACATTCCCAAGATACAACGTGCTCAAGTCTTGGTAAATCTTCAAAGAATTTTTCTATTTTATTAAAATCTTTTATTGGTAAAGACTCTATGAATTTTAATACTTCTTCTTTTGATACCTCCATTGCTTCTATATCATAGACTGTTTCTTCGTCTGATATAGTTTTTATGCACTCCGAGACAAAATTAAAAACCGATTCAACATCCGGTGAGTTTAATTCTTTAAACTTTGAAATGGTTTCATAGGTGGGATCTTTCATGCAAACCGTCAGCCCACAATCTAGTTTTATTTTTTTATTATAATTTTCCGGTATAAAAACTTTTACTGAGTTTAAATTAACTTCTATCGATTTTGATTTTTTGCACTCATCGCAATCTGGTCTGTCTGTTGGTGATAGATTTAGAGTCAAAATTTCCGATATTGATGCGGCTCTTATGTTTAATAGAATAAATTCCAGATCGTAGAATGCCATTTTGTCTACATCTAATTCTGGATGCACTATACAATTTGATACTATTTGTTTTGTTGCTATAATCATTTGATCGACACTTTCTGTCTCTAGAGCCATCAATAATATTTTGTTTTCCTTTACCGTAAAGGGTCTGATTCTTACTTTTTGTTTTGTAACTGGCAATTCTATTTCATGTACTGGCAATTGTAATTGTTTAAACATTGTATTCTCCATTCAAATGATTTTAATTAAATTTGTGACAATTTTTTTCCTGCTAGTAATTGTGTTACTGAATACAGAGATGCAAGCGGATCAAAGACGAAACCTTTTAAGTGATTAAAGTCCGAAGTTAGTCTTTTATTTAGGGTGTCGTTTAAACTCAATATACTACTTCTATCGTTAGGGTCCGTAACATTTTGTAATAGATAATCTATATAAGATTTTGGATCTATTCTTAATTTTGAAAATATATCATCAGCGCCACTAGAATTTGGTTGTAATCCTATACTATCGGAATTGTGCCAATCTTTCATAACAAATTCTGCTTCTACCGTTGCTACAGATTGTCCACCATCACTGGTCAATATTACTGGATCAACTCTTCTAGGCCAAAATTCATTTATTCTTACGCAGTAAGTTGGCAAGCCAGCCGAATCTAAACTTGCGACTGTACATCCTTGTCTTCCATATTCATCGTAATAATTTACATAATAGCTATTTGGGTCTATGACAAAATTTTGCCATGCATCTAGCATTTTTTTAATCTTCATCTCCTCATCACATAAGAATGTAATTTGTATAGAAGGCCATTTGGCATAAACTGGCATATTTCTCAATTTGCCTTGATGTTTCCATTCTACCGTTTCTATTTCTCTGCCAGGTAATTCAACCTTTGATGCTAATGCTGGTACTAAATTTGAAACCTCTCTGAGTGAGCCTTGATCTTTTGTGAGTCCATATGGAAGATCAAATAGTACATAATATCTCCAAGGCCTCTGAAAGCCTTTTCCGACTGAACTTAAAAAATTTGTTAGACTTGGCGTTCTTAGTGACATTTGTTACTCTTGTTTTTTTGAACCTTCTAGCCATACCTTTGTTTTCGCCACATTTATAAATTTTTCAAAAGGTAAAAACGGTACAAATGGCCAGTATTGTTTTGGTAATTGTTTAAGACTACCACGAACCCTTTCATATTTATAGTGCTTTATGCAGTGTTTATATGTCCTTAACATATCCCATCTTTTAATTCTTTTCACGGTCGGTGGACTAGTTCTAATGCTTGTTCTATTTTCCATTTCATTTTTTATGAAATTATACAAATAGGACGCCCTTAGTCTCGGTGCAACATAATGCAAATTTATGCCGTGAAATCCTTCTCTATCTTTTGGAAAAATACTTATGACCAATGGTTGTCTGTCATATTCTTGCGTAGTTTCTGCCATATAGTTGAACATATATAATTCGCCATAAAATACAACTTTTAGATTGTCATATTTTATTGGTTCATTATACATCTCCTCAAACCAATTCAATTCTTTCAGTTTATTTGTTTCATGTCGTTTGGTTTTATTTGAATACATATCCCAAACTTGTTCTAGTTTTTGTAATATGTCACTATAGTCTTCTATAATCCCAGTTGTTTGATCGTCTTTTCCGTCCATACTGCAAACTCTATATTATTCTTCTTTGCAAACTCTGATGCTTGTTCCCATTTTGCCATATTTCTCGCATATTCAATAGTTTCCTTTAAATATCTTTTATCACTTTTTCCTTTTTTTGGAGGTTTTGTAAATCTTTCTGGTTTTATTTCAACCAACATTTTTTCATTATTTTTAAATTCGATCAATAAATCTACAAAATATCTATGCATGTTATTATCTATTGGACATTTATAGGGTATGACAACTTCTTCTGATGTCCATTTTGTGATGGAAGAATTTCTATCACACCATATAAATACTCTAAGTTCTAGAGAGGATCTATAATATATGGCATTTACGTTGCCAACGTACTTTTGCTTATTTCTGGGATTAAATTGTCCTTGATAGTATTTCATAAACATATTTAGATTATATGCCAGATAACACACAAAGCACACAACAACAAATTGCGGATCTTGTTGCCAGAGCTAGGGCAAATGGTTCAGAATCTGCAATGCAGGATGCAGTATTCTCACAAATAAGATCTGTTATACCACAGGCTGAATTTGATAAACTGAACCTCACCAATCTAGAGTCCGCCTTTACTTGGATAGCATCCAACACAGAATCAGGACTAACTGCATTTAGAGAGATGGTCACCGCCGGCGAAAACCTACTAACAATAGGCTTAGGTTTTGATATTTTCAAATCATCAAACTTGCCGAGAAAGGGTGATGTACAAAAATTTGTTTTTCCTTTTGATTTATTAGATAATGAAGGTTCTAATGGAACAAAAAATTCATCGAGAATTGAAATTGATATAATAGGTAATTCTAATAGACCTGAGCTTACTGATACGATAGCACTTTATATGCCGCCGGATATTCAAGCTAGATATAGTGCAAGGTGGCAAGATGATGCGCTAGGTGGGATGGCAGGTGCGGCTACAGAAATAATGGGAGGACTGGGACAAATTTCATCAAACGCCTCACAAGGTGCTTCCAATGTCGCCTCTGGCATAAGGGCAATCGATGCTACCGTATTTGGTAATGTTAGACAAAGAGGTAGTAGATCAATAGTAAATCCACATAAAGCATTATTATATCAATCGCACGATTTTAGAACAATTTCAATAGAGTGGCAACTTTTTGCAAGATCTCCCGAAGAAAGTGGAGCAATACATAATTTAATAAAACGATTAAAAGAAGCATCACATTCAGGAGTAGGAGGCGAAGGGGTTGCACTGGGAACAACATTTGAATATCCTGACGAAATGATTTTAAGATTTTATAGCACAGGCAAAAGTAATGCATTTATGTTTAACTTTGGTCCTTGTGTTATAACAAACTTGACCGCAAGATATGGTCCAGGTCAGGCCTCATTTTTTATAGGAACCGGCGCACCTGTTCAAGTTGATTTGAGCATAGAATTCCAAGAAATTTTCATGCTAACAAAAGACCATATAAGGCAGAATTACTAATGAAACATTTTAAATATTTTCCGACAATAGAATATGATGGTTTAGTAGTTACGGATATATTCCGTAGGGCCGTTTTGCAAGAAAAGCTGAAACAAAATATTACTGGATATAATGATGTTAGAATTCCTGAAAATTCCAGACCTGATATTTTGTCCGATCAATATTATGGCGATTCTGAGAATGAATGGTTATTCTTTTATGCCAATGATATGATAGATCCAATACACGATTGGCCAATGAATACCAATGAATTCAATTCATATCTTGAGCAAAAATATAACAGTTCAGATCCTAGTAGAATATTTCAAAAATTGGGACTACTTAATAACGTGTGGATAAACACTTCTGTAAGTTCAACAATAGTTAATTACCAGATACAAAAAACTACTCCGATAGAAATAAACCAAACGATAAAACATCCATTTAGAGATGAATATCGCAGAATTATTTCTGTTGATTTGGCAAATAAAAAGTTTACAATAGAATCGGCGTTTTCTCAACCTTTTCCGTCATCGGCATCTCAATTAGAAAGTGCTGATATTTTGACCGATATACATTCTTATTGGCAAGTATTTGAGGAAGTAGGTGTGTATAATGAAAAGACTAATTCAATTAGTGTTGAAAAAGTTCCTGCCGTATTTCAAGTTGATTATGCTACCTGGTTAAATCTTTCCGAATCAAACAGAACAAAATACAGCTTTTATGAATGGGAAATATTACAAAATGATATAAAACGTAGAAGAAGGGTGATCGATAAAACAGAAGCAAACACATTGATAAACGATTTGATTAAAATCTTCAAATAAATTATGGAAAATAATGTAAACGTAAAAGATTACGTACTAAAGGAAATGCGTCTAATTGCATACAACGGACGAGATTATGATATCTCTGCCTTGCGTGGCAATTTAATGATCTATGAGGACATTTTCGGTACACCAATGACAGGAGAATTGAGTGTGACGGATGCTATGGATCTGTGTACTCTTTTTCCATTTATCGGCGAAGAAGTTTTGCGTGTGATATTTACAAAAAGAAATCCTGAGAAACCATCAGAAGAACTCGATCCTATCATACTAGAATTTGACGTTTACAAAGTCACAGGAAGAACAATACTACAAACCAAAGCACAACAATATACGTTTCACTTACTTTCTAGAGAGAGTTGTAATGCATATAAAAATAAAGTGTTCAAGGGGTGGAAGCACGTAAAATATTCTGATATGGTCAAAGATGTATTTAATAATTACATCACCGATACCACAAAACCAGAGCAATCTAGAAAGAAACTAATAGTAGAAGAAACATCAGGTGAGCATAACTTTTGTATTGGTAATAAAAGTCCATATGAATTGATAAACCTTTTTGCGGCCAGATCAATACCAAGCGGCTCAACGAATGGCAAAGGTCATATGCCACCTTATCTATTCTTTGAAACTAAAACAGATTTTAGATATGTTAGTTTGGATTCTCTATTATTGCAGGAACATACTGAAACGTATGTCAGAAGAATTGCTAATATGAGAAATCCTGAAAACTATAGTAAAGAAGTTGAAAAGGATATTAAACGAATTGAGTTTATAGACTGGGTAGGCTGGTACGACACGATGAGATTCCTTGATATGGGATTTTATGGCCAAGAATTGATAACGGTCGATTCGGTTTTAAGAAAATTTAACAAATACGATTTCAAAATAAATCGTGATTGGGATAGTTTCAACAAGCTGGAACCAGAAAGGGTTATATCGGAAAATAGCCATCTTGCCGATTCTGTGATGGCACATAGAAAATTAATAAGCACAAATTTGGGAATAGAATCCTATAATCCAGAAGAACATTCATTAAATTTGGAATCATATGCGCTGAGTAGAACTGCCAAATTGGCTCAAATGTTTTACACGAGATTCGCTATGAGTATACCAGGCGATCCTAGACGAAATGTTGGTGAGGTCATCAAAATAGAGCTTCCTGAAGAGGCCGGAGACGTTGACTCGAACAGACCCGAAAAGTATAATAGATATTATTATGGCAATTATTTAATAACATCATTAAAGCACCACATATCATTCACAGCATACACGATAGATCTTGAAGTGGCAAGAGATGGATTCTGGCAAAAAATTGAACACGAAGATCCATTTGAGCGATACAAGGACACTGTTTAATTATAATTGACACGACATTGTGATCGTGTTATATTCAACATACGCTCTACAAAGAAGAGAGGGTTGAATATATGAATAAAGTCACGTATAAACTGCATTACTTAGCGTGTCCATACACACACGCCGATAAAGCTGTAATGAAAGAAAGATTCAAAAAAGTTACCGATGTTGCGGTTGAACTTTTAAAGCAAAACGTTTTTGTTTTTTCTCCCATATCATATAATGCACCTTGGGAAGATTATGAACTACCGCATATTTTTTCATTTTGGGAACACTTTGATAAAGCATTTGTCGAAAGATCTGATAGTGTGATAGTACTCAAATTAGAAGGTTGGGAAAAATCAGTAGGCGTAAGAGAAGAAATTAAATATGCACAAGGTCTTGGGTTGCCAATTTATTATGTAGATTGGGAACAGGTGGAAAACGGTGAACTTGCCAATATGCTGAAAGGAGAACAATAGAATGCCGTACATTAAAATCGAAGAAAGAAGACTTTTAGATACGTATATAGATGAATTAATAGAAAAATTGGTAGATATAGTTCATTTTGGCGAGACAGGTGATGGGTTCCTAGCCGGTAGATTAAATTATACTATTACCAAACTCATACTTGGTTATATTGAATTTGCTAAAGAACATGTAGATTTTTATGGTGTTGGTTATTCCGATTGGAATGAAATAATGGGTGCACTTGAGTGTGCCAAACTAGAGTTATATCGTATGCAAATTGCTCCATATGAAGATATCAAAATCAAAGAAAACGGCCCTGTTATTCCAAAGATAGAGAAAAAGACACTAAAACAATTAAAGAAGTCGGTCAAAGAGTCCAAGAAATCGTTTGAAGATGCAATTTCAAGACACAATGAAGATGTTGCACTTGGCAAACTACAGACCAAGCACAAATTTGCTTCACCTGAAGAATTGCATAAGTTTTTGGGCACAAAGAAGGGTAAGAAAGAGTTTGAAAAGGCCGTAAAAGAAGCGGAAGAAAGTGATGAATAGTCTAAAGTATACTTTCTTATATTCTTAAAATGATAAAAATTGATATTGATAAATATATACTACAGTGTCATAGTGTCACTATAAAGCTAAGGAATAGTCGAGTCTTCTAAAATTAGGTTGTGAAATGAAATTATCGAGTGATACCAAAGTTTTTTTGGTCGATGTAGTTGCGGTTTTATTTGTATTAACAGTTATAGTCTTATTTTCTATATTTTCCGAAGATTTAATAAAAAGAGGTGCTTTGAATGAAACAACAGTTGTCAGGGGTTTTGAACAACCTAAAAAGTAATTTGCAAGATTTAGAATCTGCAATCTTTGACTGTAAAATTATTTCTGAACTTGAAGGTCAGAGTGGACTTTCGGAAAGACTTCATCTCTATGAAAATATTGTTCATAATCAAAAGCGATTATTATCCGAGCTAGAAAGTTGGTCGCAAAAGAACGATCATGAAAACTTTTTCCGCTGTCTCGATCAAATTAAAAAATCAATAACAGTACTATGCAATGATGCACAGTATGTTTCGGAATCTATGATTCCCGCAGTTTTAAATGGTTAATCTCTAACCTTAAATGTATTTGGCAATGGCATCAGCCATTCACAAATTATAGCAGCTTCTGGATCGGAACTTTTACCCGTATCCGAGTTCCAGGAGCCTATTTTTTCTCCAATTTTGTGATTATATAAACAAAAAAATACTTGATCAAATTCCTTTAAATTCGGTTCACTTTTTTGAAAAATTATGATAGAATGATATCCATCTTGCTTTCTAGCAAACAATTTCATATTTTCAATATCATTAGATGTGCTTCTATTAAATCCCTTCTGAAAGAGAAGTTTGGACAATTTATTTTTATCTTCTGATATTAATTTTAATAGTCTATTTTTTATTGTCATTTTAATTAGAATGATATATAATGTTTTCTATATGAGTATTTATTGAGAGTTTTTTAGCATATATGAGTACTAAAATAACACTTAAACATTATCCAAAGGAGGATGAGTCGGAGAAACATTTAGATTTTCACTTTTACCGAGAATTTTTCGACGACAATAATCTTTACTTAGAAACTAACATAGAAAATCTTTTGTCTCTTGATATCGAGACTCAGAAGGTTCGTTTAAAAATACCAGTCCCCGTTTTTCTAGAAATGTCAAAGGTGTATATCGATGTAGACAGTGATATGTTATACTTTGACGATAGAGAATCATTAGAAGA